ACCGTAGCAGCTTATTTTGGTGGCCGTAGTTATGAAAAAATAAAAAGAAATTAAATAGTTAATTAAATTTTTATATATTTACAATCTCAGTTGCAAATCTGATTAAGTTGCTAAACTTTTATAGAAATATAATTGGTTCAGATAAATCTTTTTTATTACAAATAATTTTTTTTGTTTTTTTTGAGGGTTTTTTTTATTTTTTTTTGTTACATTTATAAAAAAAGTTATGCAATATTCACCAGAATTAATAGATAAAATTTATAATTATAAATCAATATCTAATAATGAAAAAATTAATAGATTACTTGAAATTGATGCAAATCAATATACAAATTGTGGTTTAGAAACTACAAAATCAGAAAAAGCAGTTGTAAAAAAAAATAGTAAATATATATATAAAACTATATATAAAATAAATCCTGCTATAGGCAAGTCATTCCTCGAACATCAAGACATATAATGCCAAAAAAAAAATTATCACGAAGTAAATTAATAAAAAAGTTAGATTCAATATTTAGTATTTATATAAGACGCAAAGGAGCAATAAATGATATTGCAACGTGTTTTACTTGTGATAAAAAAGATCATTGGAAAAAACTACAAAACGGCCATTTTCAAAGTCGAAAACACTATTCAACACGATGGGATGAAATTAATTGTCAAATACAGTGTGCTGGCTGTAATGTATTTAAATATGGTGAACAATATGTTTTTGGTAATAGATTAGATAAAAAATACGGCACCGGGACGGCCGAGCGTTTACACAAAAAAGCAAAACACATAATTAAATTAGCTGATTTTGAAATAATAGATTTAATAAATAAATATGAAAACTTTGTAAAACTTATGGATTAATTTGTATATTTGTTATGTTCTGTTTGTTTTGTCTTTAATGAAAGAGAGGATTAATTTATTTTAATCCTTTTTTTTTACTTTATTTTTTTTTATTAACATTTTTGTTTATATTCGATATATATTAATAATTAAAACAAACATAATGGAAACACAAAAACAAGACATTAAAAAACAAATTCGTCAATTAGAAATGATGTTACATCACGCAACAATGATGGGAGACAGAGAAAACCAAAAATCATTTGAAAATAAAATATTTTGGTTAAAATCAACTTTAACACATATACAATAATGGACATAAACAACGTAAGAACAGGTTATTCGCATCAAGGTAAAAATCAATTAATTGCATTTTATATTGATCGATGTGAAGCATTAGAGAACAAAATACAATTTTTAGAGGCAACTTTAGAAGTAATAACAAACGAAAAAAATCAATAAATGAAAAATAATATATATAATAAAATTTATAAATTACAACAGGAAATTGGTACAATAAGCAAAGACGTTAAAAATCCTTTTTATAAATCAAAATACTTTGATATAAATTCATTAATTAATCAACTTAAACCTTTATTACAAAAACATAAATTAGTTTTAGTGCAACCAATAACTGATAACCACGTTCGTAGTGTTATAGTTGATTTGGATGGGGGGTCGATTGAATCTTGTATAGAATTGCCAAATAATTTAGATGCGCAAAAATTAGGTAGTGCTATAACATATTATAGAAGATATACATTACAATCATTATTAGCTTTAGAGGCGGTTGATGATGATGGAAATTTAGCGGTTAGTAAAAAAAAACTAGATCCATTGTATGAAGGAACACCAAAATATAAAGAAGTTGAAACTGCATTAAAGAATAGTACAGCAACTTTAAAATATGTCAAAAGTCGTTTTACATTATCAGACGACGTCGAAAAAAAATTAAACAAAATAATAATCAATAATTTTTAAAACTATGAGTACATTAATTAGCGCGTCAATACGCGTAGACAAATTACCTAAAGAAAAATTTGTTAAAGGTAAAGACGGAGCTGTTTATTATAATTTAACAGTTTCAATTCAAGATGAAACCCGTTATGGAAATAATGTGGCTATAACCGATTCACAAACTAAAGAAGAGCGTGAGGCAAAAAAACCTAAAAACTATTTAGGAAATGGCAAGGTTGTTTGGACAGATGGCAATATTGTATTGGCTGAACGAGAGGAAAAACTTGATATAATTTCAGGTACGGAATCAGCATATAAAATTGAAAAGTCAGATTTACCATTTTAAAATAATTTTTTTTTACAGAAAAAGGGTATGGATAAATCAATTCATATCCTTTTTTTTTTATCTTTAGTACATGACAGAAGAACAAAACGAACATTATCTATATATGCAGCTAATTGAAGAAAGCTGTTTTGTGGATACAAACGAACAAATTGAATACCCTCCAGTAGCCTTGTCTTATGGAGAAAAATTATTAAAGTCAAAAAAAGGGGACACTTTATTACCAATTCCTATTTGCTCTTATGGCAATATTAGTTGTGTAAGTGCTCCTCCGAAAACAAAAAAAAGTTTTTTTATATCATTAATTGCTTCTGTATATTTAAGTGGTCAAAACATATATGGAGGTAAAATAAGAGGGCATAGAGGTAAAGGTAGTTTAGTTCATATTGATACCGAACAAGGTTTGTGGCATTCACAGCGAACTTTTAAACGACCGTTTTTAATGGATTCAAAAATTGATAAAACTAAATATAATACTTTTGCTTTAAGAACAATACCATTTAATATACGTATGGAATTTTTGGAATATTATTTAAGTAAATTAAAAGAGCCTTCACTTATTTGTTTAGATGGTGTAGCTGATATGGTTGCAGATGTAAATGATTTGACTTCTTGTAATGCTTGTACACAGAAACTTATGGAATTATCAGCTCGTTTCAATTGTCATATAGTTTGCGTAATACATAATAATTTTGGAACATCAAAAATGACTGGACATTTGGGAAGTGCATTAGAAAAAAAAAGCGAAACAATAATAGAGCTAGAGGCAAACACAGTAAATAAAGATTGGGTAACCGTAAAATGTAAACAAAGCAGAAATTATGCTTTTGAAAATTTTAGTTTTGAAGTTAATGATTATGGCTTACCTTGCGTTGTAGATAATTTATATGATCCTTTAGCCGCTTATGATTGAAAAAAAAATGATTTTACTATTTAAAAAAAATAAAGATTGGATAAAAATATGTCAATCATTTGGTTGTAATAAAAGGACAGCCGAAGATCTTGTGCAAGAAATGTATATACGAATTCAATTAAAACTTGAAAAAGGATTAGACATTTATTATAATGAAAAAAATGAAATAAATTATTATTATATATTTAAAACTTTAAGAACTATGTTTCTTGATTTAAAAAACAAAACAAAAAATATTAAAATGCAAGAACTTGATATTGTTGACGGAGGTTTAGTTGATATAAATTATACAACGAATTATAATATTATATTAAAAGAACTTTCAAAAATGTATTGGTACGATCGTAAAGTATTTGAAATTATTAATGGGGGAGAATCAATAGCAGAGTTTTCAAGAAAATCAGGGATAGCATATCATTCACTTTATAATACATATACAACCGTTAAAAATAAATTAAAACTATTATTATGAGACTAGGAGACATTATATATTTTATAACAAAGTATACAGGCATTAAATATTTAGTCGATACTTACCACGCATTCCGGGGAACTAAATGCAATTGCGATTCAAGGCGAAAAGCTCTTAACAACATAAAAATTAAAAGATGGTAAAATTTGAAAAACAAGACTTCACAAAATGGGAAATATTTCGAAATAATCCTAAATCAACAATATCAGGAAAAGAGTTTGAGTTGGTATGCGACTTGCACGCACGATATAAAAAGCATACGTATTATAAACCCTGTACATGCTCACCCAAAACAATCAAACAATGGATAAAAGATTTAAACGTTATTTGGGATAATGGGTATAAAGAAAATTAATAAATGGGAAAAAGCCTTAGTTCTTTTATTAAATTTTGATAAGTGGGATCTTAAGTGGGTTGGCGATAAAAATCTTTGCTATGACGCAATAGGTAAATCGCCTAAAGGATTTAACGTTGTAATTGAAATGAAATTTAGAAATAAGTACTATGAAGAAAAATTATTAGAGGCTGATAAATATAAAGAATTAATGGCATTGCCAAAATCAACTATAAAAATATATTTTGTTTCTGACCCTAAAGGAAATTTTATGTATTGGTTAAACACTTTAAAAATGCCTGCGTCAGTAAAAAAGTATTGTCCTGACTCTACAATTTGGACAAAAAAAAGAATAACAAAAGAGGTTTATTTGCTAAAAGAAAATGATGCTTCACGAATAAATTTAAACGACTACCGAAAATAACTTACAAAATATTTTGTTTATAACATTTTTTGTTGTATATTCATATTATAATAATTAAAATAAAACAAAACAAAATGAAAAAAACATTAAAATTAATATCTGAATTTATATTTGTATTATCAATCTTTGCTTTATTTTGGGCATCACTTTGGATATTTGCATAATATGAAAAAAGAAAAAAAAGTACGTCAATACAGATCGCGTCAAGGCAGATCAGATAAACAATATGCATCAAGTTTAATTATATTTGGAATTGCATTTGGGGGTTTAATAATAACTTTTTTAATAATTAAATTATCATAAATTATGGTTTTACTTGTTGATGCAGACAGCTTAATATTTGCTAGTTGCTATCGTTCAAAATCTGACAACTCAGGTAATGAAAGTATGCATTACGAAAACATTGAAGATTCAATTGTAAAGTTTGACGAGCAGTTTATGAAAATTGTAAATGACTTAGAAGAAAAATACGAAATAGATCGTATAATTACATTTAACGGGAGCAAAGGTAATTTTAGAAAACAAATAGCAAAAGATTATAAAGCTAATAGGAAAACAAAAGCTTTACCTCCTTTGTTAAATGATATGCATGATTATGTTAAAAAAAATTATAATAGTATTTATACTTATGGAATTGAAACAGATGATTTAGTTGCAAAATATTGGTATACTATAAGTAATGAAATTGGTAGAGAAAACGTAATGATTGTTTCTTTAGACAAAGATTATAAACAATTTCCAGCGTTAATTTATAATTATCATTTCAAACACAAAATAATATTAAACATTAGTAAAGAGCAAGCTTTATATAATTTCTATGAACAAATGATTTGCGGGGACACCGCTGATAATGTACAATTTTTCAAAGGAAAAGGCCCTGCTTTTTCGCGTAAATATTTTAAAGATTGCAAAACTAAATATCAATTCACAAAACAATTATATTTGTTATTCAAAAAAAGATATAAAAGTAAAGCGCGTGAAAAATATATTCAATGCTATACTTTATTAAAACTAAAAGAAAAATGATAAATTTAAAACCAATTGAAATAGCTAATAAAATTATTGAGCTATCAGGAGTTAATGTCTTTGAAAATTCTAGAAGAAGAAAATACATTGAAGTAAGATCTTTGTTAACTTATTTGCTTAGACAGAAATTAAATATGAGATGGACAAACATTGCTTTATTTTATACAAAAAACGGCAGAGCAATTACGCACGCAACTGCAATACATTCGTTTGCTGATTATGAAATGCATAAGTCTCATAATAAAAAATTACAAGAAATAGAAAATATGTTTTTGTTTAAATCAGATTTACAATATGATGAGATAGACAGAATACATTATTTAGAAAACAAATGTAATAACTTAGAAAAAAAATTACAAAAACCTGTAATAAAATTAATTAATTCTTTGTCAGGTGAAAAAGAAGTATGGATTGAAAAAGAAATACCCAAAATTATTAAAGGCTGGGAATGGAAAAACAAATTAAACAAAACATAATAATATGAAAAAAAAACAAATAGAATTTAGAGACCCTGTAGTTGAAAGAGTAGTTGACAAATTTATATCACGTTCAGATGTAGGTTTTAAAAAGTATGGCGTTACAATGGATCAAGATACATTATCGAAAAAAGAATGGCTTAACCATTTACAGGAGGAATTAATGGACGCTATATTATATATACAGAAATCAAAAGAAACTTTATGAGTAGTTTTGAAAAAAAATATAAAAAAATATTATTACAGTGTTTAACAGAGGGCGAAGAATGTAATAACAGAACAGGGATAAATACTTTTAAACTATTTAATAAATCATTTAATATTAATTTAAATAAAGGTTTTCCTATTGTTACAGGAAAAAAAATATTTTTTGATAAAGCTTTAGCAGAATTTAGATGGATGTTTGAAGGCAGAACAGATATTAGTTATTTAAACAAACGCAATGTAAAGTGGTGGAATGATTATACTAGCACAGATGATTTAGGCAAAGTTTATGGCCATCAAATAAGAAATTATAATGACAATATAGATCAAATAGAATATGCCACTACAGAGATTAAAAACAATTCTCGTAGGGCTATAATAAATTTATGGAACCCTAGCGATTTACAAGAGCAAGCTTTACCATGCTGTTTTACTCAGTTTAATTTTGTAAGAGTAAATAATAAATTAAATATGAGTATGAATTTTCGCAGCTCAGATTTATTTTTAGGTTTGCCCTATGATATAATTGTTGGGGCGTTATTTTTAACTACAATGGCAGAACAAACAAATCTTTTACCAAATTACTTAGGTATTAATTTAATTGATGCGCATATATATAAACCTCATATAAAACAAACATTACAATATTGTAAAAACAAAATACATAAATTACCTATTTTACAAGGTAAATACGAAAGCTACAGTTTATTAAATTACAATTGTAATAATTATATCAAAGCAGAGTTAATAAAATAATGTATTATATATATCACATAGAAGGAATTAAAATTGGTTGCACGACTGATCTTAAAGAAAGAGTAGAAAAAAAACAGGGGTATACAAATTACGATATATTATATACAACAAACAATATACACGATGCCTCAAAAAAAGAGTTAGAGCTACAAACTAAATACAAATACAAACAAGATAAAAAACCCTATAAAGAAATAATTATGAATATTAAAAACAAATTTTACATAACAGACAAAACAGTTACATTAAACAACACTTTCGATAAAGCTTTAACAGGTTTCGAATTCCCTGACTATATTACTTATGAGGATAAAAAAATATATTTTACAAAAGACTTAATTACGTGGATAAAAAATAATAATATCAAATCACAAAATGATAATAAAAGATATGTATATCGAAACCCTTTTGAAAAAGCGTCCGACAATAAGCCTAAGACAATTTTTGACAACATAAGAAACTGGGCAAAAGTTAGAGATATATATAAAAAAGGTAACTCACATACACAATATGTAAAACTACAAGAGGAGTGCGGCGAATTAGCTAAAGCTATATTAAAGAAAGATAAACCGGAAATTATAGATGCAATAGGAGATATTGTAGTTGTCTTAACAAACTTAGCACACTTCGAAGATTGTACAATCGAAGACTGTATCGAATCAGCTTATAAGGTTATTAGCCAACGCAAAGGTAAAATGATAAATGGCACATTTGTAAAAGATTAAAATAAATAATTTATATTTACTCGTTATATAGTAAAGATTGATTAATCAATAATATTTCAATTATGCAAATTAAAAATGGCAATGCTCAATTAAACGAAACTCGTGATATATTTAATTACAAAGTTTCAAAGCTTAATATATTAGGGGATAGTAAAACAATTAAGTGGAATGGACGACGCCGTTTTAGAACAATATAAATTACTATGGATAAACGTAAACAAAATGGCGGTGCTAGACAAGGTTCAGGCCGCCCTAAAAAAGCAGATGAGATTAAACTAATAGAAAGGTTAGATAATATAATTGACAACGACGAGGTCATTAAAACACTTGGCCAACAAATATTAAAAGGTGATTCAAGAGCAATGTCTTTATACTTTGGTTATAGGTATGGCAAACCAAAAGAATCAGTAGACATAACATCTTCAAAAGGTTTTAACATAAACTTCAAAGAGCTTATTAAATTTAAGTGATAGAAATAAACAAAAAGTATTCACCAATAACATCTTCTGATTCTCGTTACTTTATTGTAACAGGAGGGCGAGGTTCGGGTAAATCTTTTTCAGTTAATTTATTATTAGTATTACTTACATACGAAGCAGGCCATACAATTTTATTTACAAGGTTTACTTTAGCTTCCGCTTATATATCGATTATACCAGAATTTATTGACAAGATTGAAACTTTAAATATTGAAGATGACTTTCATATTACAAAAGATGAAATTATAAATAAACGTTCAGGGAGTAAAATATTATTTAAAGGTATTAAAACTTCATCAGGGGATCAAACAGCTAATTTAAAATCTTTAACAAATGTGAGTACGTGGGTTATGGATGAGGCAGAGGAATTAGTTGACGAAAGTATATTTGATAAAATAGATTTATCAGTTAGAAATTTAAAACAACAAAATAGAGTTATACTTATTTTAAATCCGGTTACAAAAGAGCATTGGATATATTCAAGATTTTTTGAAGACAAAGCTATAATGGGAGGAACAAATACAACTAAAGATAATATAACTTATATACACACAACTTATTTAGACAACTTAGATAATTTATCTGAAAGCTATTTAAATCAAATTGAAACTATTAAAAGCAGGCGGCCGGATAAATACAAACATCAAATGCTCGGTGGTTGGTTAGCAAAAGCTGAGGGCGTTATATTCAGCAATTGGACAATAGGCAAATTTAAAAAAGTAGGTGTTTCTGTATTTGGTCAAGATTATGGATTTGCTTCTGATGAATCAACGCTTGTTGAAACTAATATTGATAATCGCAACCGCATTATATATTTAAAAGAATGTTTTTATTTAAAGGGATTAACAACAACACAAATAGCTGAACTAAACTTAAAGCATGCTCGCAAAGATTTAATAGTTGGGGATAGTGCA